ACTATTAATTTCATCTTCCATTCCATATCTAGCAGCATCAATTGTGTGGTTATTTTTATCAGGATATTCACCTTTTAAATTACCATTCTTATCTTTTTCTATTTCATACTCCATGAACTCTCTCTTTGTATTAGGGCATCTAACAGGATCTATTATTATTTCTTCTATTTCTTCAGATAAATATTTAAGACCATGTTCAACTGAATCTGGCCCTTTCTTAGCTCCTATAATATTTAACCCTAACTTTTTAAATTCATTTATTGTTCTTGGTTCTGCGCTATCAGCTGTAACTCTTTTATTTAGTATATTAAGTTTCTTAATTGCTTCAACTGCCTTACTATTGCTTAATTGAACCTTGTATACTTCACCAAAGATATAAAGCTTCTTTCTTGTCTTATCATAATGCATTAATAAATAAGCTAATGGATCAGCTGCATAACCAAAGTCTAATCCATTCTTTAATCTATCAAATACTTTTATTTCTTCATCTGTTATTTCTCTAATGGTTAAGTTTCTAAATACTTCTCCACCAGTACCAGTTACAGCTCCTAAATAATCATGTTCATACTTAGTGGGATTAACTTTCTTCATGTGTTCAGCTTCAATTATGAATTGTTCTCCTAGCCATTCTCTTGGTACACTTCTATAATCACTATGATGGACATATTTATCTTCTCTAGCTTCAAGAACTTCTTGGTTACACCAATTCCTCTGTGACTCTGGAGGATTGAATGAATAGAATACAAAAAACTTAGGGCCACCTCTCATTAATGATTGATTTATAGTATCTATTTTAGGTTTTCCTTCGAATTCATCTACTTCTTCATACCATATATATTTAATATATCCTTTAGGAACTTTAGTAGATTTAACTTTCTTAGGATTATCGGCACCTTTAAACCTTATAACTTGTCCAGTAGGCTTATATGTTATAGTCAGCTTAGATTCTGGTACATGCCACTCATCACTTACACCTAAAATATCTATTGCCCACTTAATTTGATCTCTTACTGATTCAGATAATGTATCTTTTACCCTTCTCAGGATAAGAGCATTTGACATTATCCCTTGCTCTGCATCTTTCATCATATTAAGAACTATTTCAATAGATATCCATGAGGATTTAGTACTACCCCTTCCACCTTTAAGCCAATAATGTGTATGTAGTCCTCTCTTTAGGTCGTTATGAAGCGCATAGAAACTAGATGCAATTATTGATTTAAGACTTACTTTAATCATCTATATCATCCACAATAACTACATTGCTTGAAGAACCTTCTGTATTTCCTAGTTTTGCTTTCAATACTTCAATACGTGCTTTTTGTTCTTCTGTAGCTAAATCCCAATTATTATGAAGCATTTCATCATACTGTTTTATCATGTTAGTTAATTCTTTCATTGCTGAAGCTTGAACCTTTAGAAATCTTTCTTGTTTATC